CTACCGCACGAACGAATGCTCCTGCATCGGATTTAGCAGCCTTGATCGTAGGACCGGTAATCTCAATAGTGCTGTAGATATAACGCATGGGTACGATGGTTTCCTTGTATTGTTGAGCCCCTGCGGTTGGCAAGGTTCCACCTTCTGCGACTGATGCAAAGCCTTCATTTCCACCAACGTGGAGAGGAATGGTGAAGTTTTTACCGACAACACTGTCTTGATCTTTATCGAGTAGGTCGAGTAAAACGACATCGTAGTTGACTTGTTCCCGTAGGGGTCCAAGGTATTGATTTTTGAGGATGGAATCGAGGGTGGTTAAAGTTGCTCCCATAATAAATCACTCCTATTTATTCATTATACTTCTCAATAATTCGATGCTGTTTTTCTTAGCGTCAGCAAAAGTCTTAGGTGTAGACTGTTCGATCACCGGACTCTGCCCACCGCTTTCGACTGTGCCCTGTGGCTTTGTCTTTTGGGCTAAATACTCTTTGATTGCAGTGTCTTTCGCGGATTTTAGATCTTGCTCATGCTTGGCAAGAATGTCCGGAAGTCTCTGCTGCGACATGATAGTATAGGCTGTTTCGTAGTCTGTGTTTAAGGCTTTAGCTGTTTCTTTGACTTCGCCTTCCCATTCTTTGTAGAATGGTTTGGACGCTAAAGATTGCTCCTGAACTGACTGCATCTTTTCGCGCTCATAGTTGTTGAGTTTTTGCTCCATACTGCTCATTTTTGCGTATAGTTCCGGGTCATGGCCCTTCTCTGTTGCCTCTGCCCTAACTCGTTCAGCTTCGATTGCGTTCTGATAATCTGAGTAAGTATGGATTCCGTGGGATTCTCCATACATTTCTGAGATTACCTTATCCCTTGTTTTACTCTCAGCTTCCCTTCGGATTGAAGCGTACTGTGCATTGTCCTCTTTTGACTGAACAGGTTTTTCCTGCTGTGGTTCAGCGACTTCCACTTCTGCGCTAATATCAGGTGTGTTCTGTTCGGTCTGCTCTCCTACTTGTGGCTCAACGTTCGCCACTGGCTCTGCGTTTACAGAACTTAAAATTTCATCAGACATAAGAATCCCCTTTCATATGGGCTTTTTGCGCTTGCCCTAGCGTGATTTAGACATAAAAATAAGAGCTGTTACGCTCATCAGTTGGCTTACTTCATTTTCTTATCCATCATCATTGGCATTGCTTCCTTCGCCATATCCATTGCGCCTTTCTTGGCATTGTCCCATTTGCCTTTCATTTCGTCTTTTTTCTTTTTCTTTTCTTCCTCAGTCATTTTCATTGCGGTCCACCTCCTTGCATTGGCGGTTGTCCTTGCTGTTGCTGACCTTGTTGTGGCATTTGTGCCATTGCTTGCATTTGGGCTAATTCTTGCATATAGGAGGAATGCTCTGCTACATGAGCATCAACTTGTTGTTGAAACTGTGACTTTTCATAATCGTCCGACTTGCGGTATTTGTTATGCTCAGCTATGTGTACCTCATGATTGTAAAAATCACGAGTCATATGGCCAAAGTCACCTTTTAACCATTGCTTTTGCTCTGCCTTCGCTTGGTTGACATCGATGCTTAAATCTTCAAATACTTCTTCGATGTTTCCGAATTCAAGCAATTTGAGTGCTTTCTGCGGGTCTGAGAGAATACCACGATCCCACAGGTTTAGCACAAAGTCCTGTCGTGCTGCTGTTGACTTAGGCATAGCGCTACCAGCTATAACCTTAGCATCAGTATTGCCCTTTAAATCAGAGCCTTGGAACTCCTTAACCTCAACTTGATTATTTTTGCCGACGATCTTGATCATGCGTGGCTCGATATAGTTCTGTTGGATCAATACTAAGACGAACTGTGCCCATTTCTCGTAGGTTGATTCAATATTGTGGATGATAGGACCAAATTTTGTTTCGTCTTGTTCGGCGAGAAAACTCAGTGCAACGCCTGATTTAACGTTAGGGTTTGCTGTGCCACTAGACACCTCATGGATGCCACTAACGTCCTCAAAATCCCTGAGTTGAAGTTCGAGTTCTGCTTGTATATGCCCAGGCTCTGAGGGTGGTTGCTCCCACTGTGGCATGTTCTTGCCCATTTTGTACTCTACTATTTCACCAGGCTCGTTCGTTGGATCATCAATAAGGGAGTTAGCCTCTACTAGCATTCTTTGATTGCCTGTTCGAGTTTGATTGAGTCTGCGCTGTGTCCTAGTCTTGTTGTACTCTTTTTGGATAGGGATAAGGTCCTCGATATTGCTTGATCCGTGGACTCTGCCGGGCACTAAGTTATGAGCAAACAAAAAGTAGGGCAGTCGATCATAAGGGTTATCTTCATATTGCAGTAGCTTGCCATTTGCTATGGTGATATGTCTGCCTTTAGGATACTTTTGACTCTTGATCTCCCAGTATTCTTTGACTATAACGCCATCTTTTACCTTAACAGGTTTGTAATCTGATGCCTGGCCATTGACGTTGGCTAACATACCATTAAAGATGTTTGTCGAGCTTAGCCCATTATCGGGAGCCACATCTACTTCATAGTTTTCTTTGACATAATCTGTTGTTCTGAGCTTCTTTTCACAGCACCATTTAGCCTCGTCAAACTCAGTCGCAGAGGGGTCGAACACAAAATCAAAAGGCGAAACGACTGAATTGTCTATGTCACCTAATCTCTTGGATTGCATGACTTCTTGCCCTTGTTCATCAAGCGCAAATTCGCCTTGATCATCTAAGGTATTTAGCTGCGCTTCATCACCTAGATTAGGATTCCAGTATGTCTTTATTATGCCGGTGCCTGTTGTGATTTGCCACAAAGCCGACTTAAAGCGTTTCTCATCCATATTTGAGTTACGCCATATAAAGTCTAAGGCTTGGGTGCCAACCTTGGCTGAATCTATATCATCTTCTTCGTTCGTGGCCGCTATAACGTTGAACTGTGGTTTTGATTTTGTTATCTTAGCAAGCTCTGTGCGAATGATCGGGCGAATGCGATTGACTGTTACCCTATCTTCCCAAGTCTCCTTAGGCTTTTCGACTATCTTACGACTTGATTTATCGTAAGCTACCCACTGTTTACCCGTTAAGTAAGCGATATTCACCGCCCACTGCTGTTCTAAGGGAAGGTTCTCAGCCTCTTTGAGCCTATCTTCGATAAATGTTACTGATTCCTGCTCATTGACAGACTCCGGCTTGTCTGTGATTATTTTAGCCAAGTTTTTCACCTCGTTTCATGCAAAATAAAAAAGCCCTATTTTTTAGGCTTAGTAATATTGACTACAGGCTTTGGTGCCTTCCCCTTTAACACTATCTCATAATCAGGTAACTCAATCTCTTCCAGTTCACAAGGCAATGATCCAAGGTTCAACTTCTCATACAGCTTTGCTTCTGCTTCTTCTTTGCTCTCTGCAATCACCACGCCTTGGATATGTCTGAATCCACCCATGTATAGTTTAAAGTTCGACATAAACATTCTCCTTCTCTTCCTTTGACTTTGTTATGACTGGCTCTGACATTTGTTTATACTCCACAAAGTCTCTCGCCTGAATGCGATCGTAAAGCTGTTGTCTTTCCCTTGCGGTGCTTTGGTTATTCAGATAAAGGAAGGTTAGTGTTGCTAGATAGGTTAAGCAGATGATTGCTGTGGTCATAGGTCGTTGTACCTCCCTTTGGGCTTTTTGGTCATGTTGTCGCGGTGTCGTTGCGCTCTGCCTGTTAGTGATGGATCGTATACTATCTTAGGCCTAACTTTGATTGGGCATGGTCTGCCAGCAATGAAGTAGCGTATTGCATCCGGACCATGGGTTAGTTCGTGGTTCGATGAGCTGTCCACATCATTGGGGTCTTTTGGGTCACACTGTAGCTGTGGCAATGTCCTGATCAAGTTAACACAATTTTTCGTGATAATAAGTGATGCTGTTTTGATCCCTTGCTCATCGTCATAAGGCTTTAACCACTCCTTCAGATTGTACCAGCCCATGACTCGGTTATTGTTGGCCCTAGTTAATGATAGTTCATTGTCCTCAAGTATTTCCGCTGTGCTTTTCCCTGTTTGGCTTTGACTATTCCATAGATCCGGAGGAGCTAAAGTCTCATAGATAGTTTCTGTTGTCATATCTTTAATGGCTTTTGCTGCATCAGAGACGATTAATCCAGATTGATACAACTCCTTATACACATATGCCTTTTGTTGTGAGTCTACTGCAATCCAGTAGCAAGCAAGCATATCCAAACCATAGTCTATAGTAACATAACGCCTATACTCATCAGGGATAACAAAAGGGTCAATGACATGGATATCACTCCTAAACTCATCGAAATATTGCCCGCCTGGTATGCCATATTCGCCAAGCCCAACGACTTTGTAGCGCTCAGGATTGCTAAACTCAATATCTTCTATCAGCTTTCTGTCAGCATCATCGAGCCATTCATTGCAGCGAAATGTTGTTGTGCTGGTGAACGCTTCGGGATCTTCCTTGTCGAAGAATCTATCTTTAGTCCAATGACTCTGCACCCATGGATTGAAGGTTAATGTGAGCTGCTTCCATAATCCTTCCGGCATTTCTCCACGAATTGATTCATCGAGTGTGTTGAAGTCTTTCTCTTCATCTATCTCAAATGTTTCCTCTAGCCATACCCAACACAGCACACCTGTATCAACTGTAATAGATGTGAGCTTTAGAACATCATCAAAGCCACGAAATAGGATCTTCTGTCCTGTTGGTATATATTTACACTCTAATGGAGATTCAGTAAACTTCCACTTGTCGAAGACTCCAAGTCGTTTTGCTGACCACTTTAGTTGAGCAAAGGTGCTATCCTTGTGTGTGTTGAACGTCTTGCGTACTACTACAGCATTTGCTTTGCTGTGCTTCATTATGTTGTAGATAAACCATAAAGCTGTTGTTACACTCTTCTTTGATCCCCGGCCGCCCTTTAGGACCCTGTAACGCTTCTTGGTGATCCAAAATGATTTATATCCCTTGCCGATGATGTCCGGGAGGTTTATTTGCTCTGTTTTCATGTTTATACACTCACTTATGCAATAATAAAGTCATAAGGCGTTAATTCTGTCACTCGATGAATATTTATACAATGTTTTTGTATGAATATGAATGATATAGCTATTTGAAGCAATCCTTCGATAATCAAAGTTCATCTATTTTATAGAAAACGCCCTATTCTCAATTAGAATGAGCGTATGGAAAACATGTAAATCAGTTGTCAGGGTTAAATATGGCTGAATATGAGGATTGAGTGAATTGTTTACTTGTCATAGTGCCTATTATCGGACCCAATCAATAACATGTAGCTAAGACTAGCACCGCAACAAACCCTGCTCCAACTATGATACTGGACCCTATTGACATAATCATATGAAGGCGTTCAAATCCACCCATACTAATCAATCCTCCAAATCTTTCTCACCCTTGAATATGACCATGTTGCCGTTAACCTCAAGTTTGTCGGTGAACATGCCCAGGTGCTTGCCGATCATATCAAGCGATCCCTTCTTATCATGAAGCTTAAAGGAGAATACTCCCTTAGGCGAGATAGACACCTCTTGGATCATGGTTCCGTCAACCTCTTCGGATTGCTTCACATCAATGATTTGTTTATAGGCGTAGATAGGATTACCTTCCTCATCTTCATCTATCTGTACTTTCTCTGTGCCAAAGCGAAGAAAATCTTTTATATCAGCGAAGGCTATCTTTGCATACTCAGCTATAACACGCTCTACAGTGACCATATTGCGCCCTTTAAGCTCATCAATGAGGAAGCTGAGCCTTGATGCTATCTTGGTATCACCAGCAAGCTTACAGGCGTTCTCATCGACACTCTTATCTGTCATCTTCTCACAGTTATATGCCTGTTTATACGCTTCTCTTTGAGTTAATCCAGAGAATAAACCTTGGCAGAACTTCTCTTGTTTAATTGTTAATCCTGCCATTTCACTCAACTCCTTACTAAATAAAAATTCCTGTTAGTTCGCCTAGTAATATAATCAATCCCAAAGCTAAAACTATTATATTAATTTCGCTAGTTTCTCTAACGGAATCTTTTATATCAGCTATAAATCTCTCCTGCTTTGGTGTTAGTGCCATTGTGGTTGCCTCCTAAACTAAATCTTTCCCATCATAAACATATTGTCGAGCCGTTTATAAGGCATTATGCACATTCGTATGATCTTCCAAGGGTTGGTCTTCCATTGATTAACATTAAAGCTAGATCCTATTAAAACATTTTCACTCTTGAAGTTATCAATATTGATTCTTTTCTTAGTTACCTCTATGTCTCTGTTTAAGATTCTTACCTTCATTTCTATTCTCTCCCTTACAGACTGTATCAGACTATATTAGGTTTAAGGCTCTCAGCGGATGAGGGTCTTTTCTACGTCACCAATATTGATCTAGCATCCCTCATCATCCGGTCATACTCTACAAATGCTGGCATATCCTCATATCTCTGCACAACCCCCTGCTCATCAGCGCATCGTTCTGATTCCCTGGAATACTTAACACATGTAGCGCAGTTAGTTTGTCCTTTAACATCTTGATATGCCATTGTCATACTGAATTCTCTGCAAGTTCTAGTTGCTGCCATGACCAACGCCCCCTTATATGTTGTCCTCATACTTCGGTTTGGTGTCTGTATATCGTTTGTAATGCGCTTATTTGAGATTGCAAAGCCTTTAGTCCATCCCTGCCAGCGGTCCATTCTGCTTCGGCCAGATCTCTTGCCCATTTCCTGTCAGAGCAATTACCCCTGGCTAGATCTCCTATCAAGGTAGCAGGCAGACCTTCTAGGCGTAGCTTCATTATCTCTAAGGATAGTTCTCTTCTATATGTGCGTTCAGCTTCGGCAGCTTTCCGTGCTAATACAAATAGCTCTGCCGGTCCTTTAGCTAGTCGTTTAGCGGAATCGTGGATCTCTTGAGCTATGCTTTGGGTCTCCACGTTTTCACCTCAATTGTTTTTAGGCATAAGTGAAGACACACCCATATAGATGTGTCTTATATGCGCCGGTCCGTTGCAAGCAACTAGTTATCCGGTTATCGCGCTGTTTTTTTTGAGCGTACCTCTTAAGAGGTATTATATCATGCCTATGCAAGCCTAGTCAACTATGTTATGCTTTAGGTTTACATGCCTAACATCTTCATATACTCAGGTACTTTTCTCTGTGGCTTCTGATGTTTTTTACTCTTACTTCCTCCACCAGGTGCGCTCGGTCCGTCTAGGGGTATTGGCTCCTTATGATGTAAACTCTGCACTCTCCACCCATAAAACCAATTCATGAATTCATCCGTCGTCAGGCTCATAAACCCCGCTACCATATCGCCCTTTAGTGTCACCTTATTACCCTTTAGTGTTTTTACACTCTTTATTGCTTCTTCATGCGTTACTCTTTCGCTTATCTCTGCAGCTTTTATTAATATGTTCTCTCCGTGGTATAGGCCAGCTCTGCAATCAAAGTCGTGTTTGCAATCTTCGCAGTTTTCCCAAAAGTTAGGGCATATTCTATCTTGCATTTTTACCAAAGCTATTCCCCTTTCCCCTCTGCCCCGATCTTTGGAGCAGGAATGTAGTAGATCCAGAGTATTGTTATACGGCGTAGAATTTCTTCATCGGTCACAGACTATCGCTCCAAACATCTTCGCAATCCTTACGTCCAGGGCATGACGCGTTACAGTTTTCTACTGTACAATATGGGTTAGGTGTTTTCTCATAATGCCCTGGGCAATGGTCTGAATCTAGGTAACATGTTGGGCAAACTATTCTATATCCTTGTTCTTCAGCTTGCTTACTGGTTATCATTAACGCCATTATGCCTATACCTATTATTGTTCCGAAGAATTCCCCTACTCCAAAACTGAATACATCCATTAGCATTCTAGATATCCTCCTTCTCAAGAGACACTATTGCAAGTTCTAGCGCCTCTATTAACATTGTGTAGTTACTTGGCGGCCAATTGGATTTGATAGCCTGTATCGCTTCTTGTGCTGTCATTTTAGATATCCCCTCTCTGCCTAGCTCTCATTAGACTTTCCATGGCTCCCACGGCTACTGCTGCAACATGGGTGAGTTCTGTGAGCATGTTGTCATATCCACCTTTTAGCTTTGCTTTCTCTCCGTTGTTGAACACGGTTTCATTGACAGCTTGGCAATACTCTCCGTACTCTTCACCGAGGATTCCGGTCCATAGTTGAGGTGCGTGGTCTTGTATTCCCCATTTTGTGTCTTGGCGATCTCGTTCAATGTCGATTAAGTTAAGAGCTATTACCCTTGCGTTATTTATTTTCATCCCTCTACATCCTTCCAATTGCTAAATTTTACACATTCGGCACACACAGGGGTAATAATTAGGTAGTTGTTTTCTTTGCAGTTCTGGCATTCCTTCGTTTTCATCCCTCACCCTCCTATAGCTGTGTTGTTGTTATATTGTTGTATCTTCTGACCTTCTCGGATCTCCTGCCAATATTTCGGGTACCTATCTTCCGCCCAGCCTTGCCAGTACCTTTGCCATGCCACCGATCTATGCGCCGATATGTCTTTTTCTAAAACATGATGGGCTGGACATAATGTTACTAAATTTTCTAAATCATTTTTTCCACCTTGTGACTTGAATAATATGTGATGGTGATTAGTATTTGTGCTGTAGCATGAAGGGAATTGGCATCTTCTTTCATCCCTCTCATCTACCTCTGCATATGCTTTTGCTAATCCAGCTAGATGGTTTTTCTTTTTCTTCTCGGGCTTTGGCTTTCGCTGTGTTGCTTTTATTTTGGGTAATGCTAGCTCATTCCAGTATTGCGCTGTTTGTTCTCTCGTTCGCTCTACTGCATCCTCAAATTTGTGGCAGATAGCTTTCTTTGATTGCATCCACTTCGTTTTGCGTTGTAGGCTCAATATGTTGTCCCCTTCCAGCCTCCCATTCGCGATAGACTTCGAACCATTTATCTGCATCCATTGTTATCAACCATTTACAGTCATTCTTTCGATGTGCTACGATTGGAATCTGTTCTTCTTTTGAGTCTCTCCGGCTTTGGCTCATTGCCTTCTCGATGTTTAACGCCTGAACTCGTTTAACTTCGATGTGTATGCCGGGGAGACCTACGCAATCTTCGCCATCTAATCCGCTGAACTGTTGTCCTCTTCTGACGCTATATCCTTGTACTCTGCATAGTCTAGAAAACTCCCGTTCTCCCCTTGCTCCCTTGTCTCTGCTATTGACCATTCTGAGCCCTCTTTCTATCTCTCTAGTACGAATCTATGCCTAAATCATTTAAGTGCCTTGTAGCGTGTCCCTGTGCCCTCTGGTATCCTTTTAATTGATGCAGTAACTCTAGCTTTTCCTCAGCCTTCGCCTTTTGGCAAGCTTCATTCATGTACTCGTTGAATTTTTGCTCAATATCTTCGATTGTGACTAATCTCTCAGTTAGGCATTGCAGTAAGCCGCGTATTGGGTATTTGTCGGTGTACTTGATTTCTTTCACACTAACACTCCCCTTTCTATCTCTTTCTTTTTCCTTCGAGTCGCTATATATCCGTTAGGGTCCCGGCTGAAGATGCCATAATTGCTTGGCATATCGTTTTGTTTGCGCCATTTTTGTATGGTTCCAGAAGAGCAGTTGAGCTTTTCAGCTATCTCTAGGTCGAGTAGTCCATCAAACCATAGTGCCGTGGCGTGAGTTGTGTTTATTTGTTTTGCCATTGTTTTTCTCTCCTATCTCTGTTGCTTTACAACGAGCACATACATGGTATTCCTTCCATATCTCCCCATAGATCCATCTGTTCTGGTTCCTTTGACCATTTATCAGAAAGCTCATCTAAGCTGAATTCTTTGAATACATTATTCGCCGTTGTTCGTTCTGCCTTGGCTGCTCTATCAAACTCTGTCCGGTAATACTTCCATACCTTAAACCAGTGCGATTGCCCACCCTTATAACATGGGATACAGTTGTTATGGCTTAGATATTGATAGGGAGAAGGTAAGCATATTTTCCATTCTTCACGAATTATATTTTTGCAATCTTCACCAGTTAATTTGGCATCCATGAGGGGAAATTCAACTTTACGGTTATCGGCTTGATGTCTAACCCAGACCTTTTGTATCCTTCTCCACTCATCAACTCCTAGTCCAAGGTACTCAGTAAAATCTTCTCCCCTCTTTTCAAATCGCTTAACAAATCTATCTTTTGTGATTAGTTTTAATTCAGTTGAACAATAAGGGAACATGTTATTTGGGACGTCTTTCCTGCTTTCAACCAACTCCCAAAGCGTTTTTGATGCTTTTTCGATAGTGATTGGCAATCCTATGAACTTCGCCACTTGCTCCCTGAATCGATCTGCGTCTGGATGCTCGGCCCCTGTTGGAGTATGGAGGAGTATTGTGTCATTGGGGTATTTGTCTGCAACCATCTTAGCTACTACGCTTGATGCTGCGCCTCCTGAGAACATTACGATGTGCTTCATGCTTTTATCTCCCTCTCTACCGATGTCTTAGTGTCTCTAACCCTTCGCTATCCTGGCGTGTTCCTGCGGATCTCTAGTTGAGATTAGCCTAATTACTTTTCTCACAATCTTGGCAAAATCATCATCACTTATTTCTTTCATTTCTCATTTCCCTTTCTAATTTAGTTAGTTCATCAAACATAATTTTGAAGCTAGGGAACCATTTATCTATTTCCTCTTTTGTTCGTTCAGGTGAATCAATCCAAATCATTGCAGCCATTACTCTTTTGCAGAGTTCTTCATGTTGTTTCATTGCGCCACATCCCACGGACATTCTTCTTGTGGAAATTGAACTTCTGTTCCTAAAATTGTTTCCCATCCATACTTTTTATTAAATCCCATCACATCGGATGGTTGCCAGAATCGTTTGCTGTCCGGATCAAAGCTAAGTCCTATCTCTTCGTTTTGTACCCCTTCGCTCCGGTTTTTTAAAATACTAACTATTGTGTCGCATCCTAAAGTTGGGTCCGTCACTCTCTCAACTGAGAAAACATTATCTGCTCGGTTTGTTATGTCCCCGGTCCCTGATATATCTTCCTTCTCTAGCTTCCCTCTAGTTTTCTTTGGGTGAGCTACAAGATGAACATGGACGTTGTAAGTTTTTGCAAAGTGCATAAGTTCACCAACGAAATTCGACTGTGCCCGGTAGTAGTCACTTTCTGACTTTCCTCCGTCAAACTTGGATGTCATTAGGTTATCTACTAGAAAAACCTTGCAGTCGTACTTCCTTGCAGCATAAGTGAAGAGTTTAATTATTCCTGTCTCTTCGCTGTTCTCTGAATTCATGTTGTTGTCATAAAGCCAGAACTTTCCTCGATACCATTCTTTTATTTTTTCGCTGATTTCTTTTTGAAGAAATCCTACTTTTTTGTCCTTAACCCTGTCGAAGAAGTATTCTATGTTGTTTCGACCGGCTGCCTGTAAGTTGATCCAATACTGGAAACGGTCTGCCCTTAGCTCTCCGCTATAGGCACATACTGACTTTCCTTCGTTTACTGCTTCAATCATCATCTGCCCCAAGAAGGTTGACTTACCTTGACCGTTCTTTCCGGTCCAGATACTTACTTCACCCATGAGGAAATCGCCTATACTTTTTGCTATCCCAGGTATTCCAGAACACGCTCTCTCCACATTTGTTAGATCAATCGGTACAACGTCTGCCAAGTTAATCAACCCGGTTACTGGTATTGGTTTTGCGCTCAGAACATACCCAGCCGTTTTTTCCTTCCCCTCTTTGACTAAGCTGACGTTTGCGTCCTGGTGTGGTGCATCCACTACGAAGCATTTCCACTCACCTATTTTGAGAATTGCATTTCTAACCATTTTGCGGCCGGGATCGTCGTTATCTCCCCAAATAATCACCTTGTTGAATTTATCTAACCAATCCCAACAATTTTCTATCCAAGTTAGGTCTTGCGCTCCACTTGGCACGCTTACCACGTTTGGCACTCCTGCTTCGTCTAAGGCCAGAGCATCAAATTCTCCTTCGACTATGACAAGAGGATTATCTAGTGAGCAGAGATCCATTCCCCATAAAACCGACTGACCGCCATCTTCTCTCCATGCCTTTTGTCCGTTACCGTTGTACTTCTCCGGCTTTCTAAATTTCA